ACCATGGGCAGCGGCGAGCCTGATACGTGGCTGCGCAACACCGTGGGCAACGTTCTACACTCTCATTACGGCGTGCACATCATCGCCGGCCACAGCGACATCCGCGCGGTAGGCGGGGCCTTCTCCGGGGACGACTCCTTCATGGTTGTCGTCGCCATGGCCAGCACCGAACTGATTCAGCGGTCCTTTACCAAGACCCACGCTGATCTCGGGTACATCTCCAAGACCATCGTGCACGAGATGCACCTCAACGACGCCGGACGACAGCCGACCGTCGGGTTTTGCTCCCACGAGTTCGTCTGGTACGGGAACGCATTTAAAATGCTCCCTCAGATGGCACGTGTCCTCCACAGGGTCACACTCGCGCGGGCACACACCGAACCCGACTCAACGGTTGCCGCTAACGTGTACGGCCAGTGGAACAGGCTGAGCCACACGCCCCTGATCCGCGCCTACACCAGCGCGTTGTACCAGAGATTCAACGGCACCAACACCAGCGTCGCAAGCCGATTCACCTTCGACTACGACAGCGCCGCCTTCGACATCCGCCAGCCCCCACCCCCACTCAGCCTCGAGCAGTACGACCACCTCAGCAGTGTGGGCGTCACTCCAGCAGAGGCCGACAGGTGGGAACGCCTGGCCCCCACGTATGTCAACGGCGAGATAACCAACACGGAGGAACGATTCTTCAGGGATGTGGCCAAGCGCTTGTAGCGCGGCCACCCCAGGGCAGCAGGGGCTAGACACCCCGGGGTTCCGCACCCCCCCATGCCAGGGCGAAAGTCTAACAGTGAGAGATGGCGTCTCACTCGCACCAGCCACCCCGTGGAACGCCACTCAAATACACGTTCCTTTCACACCACCAACTCACTAGCGTAAGACGAGACGCAGCTAGTGCATGTCCCTACGATCCACAGTCTACACTACACTTACCATTACCCTCCCTCCCATCCCAGAAGAAGAACTCACTGACCTCATTATCGACGTACATTTCGAACGACAATGCCCAGTAAACAACAGAAACCAGCCCCCGTATCACGCTCGCGTGCGCACAATGCACCTACCCGCCCTGCATCCAAGCGCCGCACCCGTGGACGAGGAAGAACGACTAATTCCCGCCAACCTGGCTCTCTACGAGTGGGAGCCAGAGCCCCTCTCCGAAATGGAGATCGTGGAAATGTCCCTCCCAGACTACGACTTCGCGCAGCAGCCCATCTTGGTTCATCCAAGCTCGGCCACTCTCAGATTTCATCCGAGCACGTGGGCAATGCCTTCCACTCGCAGTCAGGGAGCCACGCACGACTCGACGCCACTTCGGGGGCCGCCGCCACTGCCCTAGCAGTGGTGGCTCCCTGGACCGCCTACACGTCCGATCTGACGCCAGGCATGTCCGACGGCTCAGTCAATCAAACGCACCGTGTCTGGTGCCGCACCATCATCGCCGACGCGAGCACACTAGACACAGCCGCGGGCGCCGCCTACATTACACGAGCCCGCTTTAACCCCACCTCCGCTTTCGCCGGCGCCACCTACGGCGATTGGGGCACCACTCTCATCTACCGACCATCCAGCCTCACGACGTACGACTCGGCTGTCCACGCAGAACTCGTGGGTGCCGGCGTCCTGATGTACAGATGTGTCGCCATGGGAGTGCGTGTACGAAACCAGACCACCAACCAGGACGTTGGTGGAGACGTCTTCCTGACCCAACAGCGCATGAGCACTGTCGACAACGGCCTTGGTACCGCTGGTGTTGGCACCATGACCGCCTGGGAAATGTTGGACGTCGAACCCGGCTATCTAGGAGCCGGGAACAAACCGGGCGTCATCGCGCAGGCTTTCTGGCGCCCGCCCAACAACACTGACTACCGCGCCATCACTGACGCCGGAGTCCTCGCTAGCGACGAACCCCTCTACTTTCAATCGATCGCCAGCACACCGCAGACCTTCACCTACGAACTCATGCAACTCTTCGAGTGTGTGGGTTTCGGGTCACAAACCACGGGCACTGACACCTTCATCGGGTCGCCCACCGTGTTCGCCGAGTCGCTCGGCAACACGCTCATTCAGCAGCCCCAGTTCTGTCTTGAGCGCAACATGATCTCTGATGACATCTTAGATTATGGCGCCAAGCGCATCGTCAACAAGATACCCTTCTTGGGCGACGCAGTGGCTGCCGCCGACGACATCTTTGATGTAGACATCGTCGACGGGGCCACCAACTGGGCACGAGAAAAACTCAAAGGCACCGGCCGCTCATTCGCCGAAACCGCCGGCAACTGGATCAGTGGACTCTTCGGAGCCACTGGCCTGGACGCTGACACTCTCCGCGTGTGCGGCGCCATCGTCTCCTTGGGAGACAGGCGTGCCAAGATCCTACAGACCCTCGCGGCTGACCACGCTGACCCAGGCGCTCTCTACACCTGGGCCAACGGCCAGCTCACTCTCCAGGGTGCCCGCATGACAGGCGGGCTGATCACCACAACAGCGCCCTCCACTTGTCACGAGGAGGAGGAGTTCAAGGACGACTCGGCCAGCCAATGCAGCGCTGGCTACGTCTCCCTGGCTTCTCTACGCCGAAAACCGTAAAAACCGCCTCACGGCGTCCCTGCAGGGGGCTATAATACTGCAGGCGTA